GAACATGAGCAAGAAACATCGCATTGCACATGACGGCAGCCAAATGATCCTCGCTATCATCCCCGCGCTGGTAGGCATTGAGGTGCCGGCATAGGCTTTCCAGTGTTCTGGCAAGAGGTATGCCCTTCTCCCAATTACGGGGCGCATATTTCTTTGCTCCCTCTGCCAACCACTTCCCCAGCCTGTCCTGCGCAAAGGGGCTGATAAGGTCGGGGCGGGATTTGCCTTCCGTAATATCCCGCACCGCGCCTGACTTGAACTCCTGCCGTTTTCCGCTGTCTTTCATCAGTCGTCGCTCCGAGCTAGTTGTTGTTCGATGTCATTGCCGGGCTTAATCATCAGGTCAGCCCACGCGCACATATCCACAAGGTCGATGAATATCGGCAAACTCAAAGCCTCCGCCGCTTTCTTTTCCGCCAAGGCGCCCGTTGACTTCTCCCATCCCGGTATCAGGAACACGGCATCCGCAACCGCCAACCATGCGAGGCTGTACTGATACACGTCGCGTATAGCGGGAATGGGCCTGACCCGTTGCACAAACGTATGGTCGCTGAATACCGGAAACGGACTGAAGCCAAGCTGAAAAACCTTAGCCGTCCATGTCTCGCCGTGGTCGATATTGGCAAGCGTGTGTAAAACATCCACGCCGCTGATTGGGCCTGCCACATACACTTTAATATCTCGTCTTTTCATATTATCCATTCCTTTCAAACTTGATTTCAACTCTCGGACACTTCTTATCAATCGTGAATGTTGTCGGCATGGTGGTCAGGTGCTTGTGGTTGTCGTCAACCAATAGCCCCGCCTCGACAATTCCGTCCAAATAAGACTTGCAACTCTGACAATAATTCACATCATCACGATTCCGGTCTTGCTTATGGAAGAACGAGTAGTACACCACCGCCTTGTCCCATGGCGCCGACTCAATTTCCTGCGCAAGCGTCGCCTCTTTCGCCAGCCGGCGACACTTCTTGCTCGCCCCATACCGCGCCATCCGGCCACCATACGAACCATGCACAGCATTGGGAGACAAGATTCCCGGCGGCAGTGGCAATACGATGGTGACGGTTTCAGGGATCATGATTCCACCTCGATTGGCAGGCCATAGGGATATGCCCAAAGCCATTGGTTTTTTGTGCTTTTCCCGATGACTATATCCCTCGCCTCTTCCATGTCTGCCAGATAGGCGTCGCGCGTTTTCTTATCGCGCATGAATTGAGTCTTGCGCGTCAACGCGCATTTGCTTATCCCTTCGCTACCGGCCGCCTTGATGATCTTCATGAGTCGCTTCTTATCGGCCTCCCATGCATTATCGCTCATGTGGGTCTTGATGCTGTCCACCAGGTCGATGATGGTCTGGTGCGCAAGCCGACAGGCGTAGTCTGCATGAGCCTCGCTTATTTCCGGGTTGTTGAACTCCTCCCCCGCCGCTATTGTCAGCGCCACGCGCCGGGCATTCTCCAATCCCTTACCCCATATCGGCGCCGTCTTTTCGGAACCATCATCACCCTCCCGTAATAACTTCTCCCATGTCGCGGTATAGGCATGGAACACCTTCCATGCCGCGGCGCTTGTGTTCACAGTCAAAAGGTGCTGAGAGAGGGCGGTAACAATATCCCCTCCGCAATCGGTCGCCTGAATCTTGCGGTCCACCCACGATTGCGCCGTACTGACCAGGGATTCTGGCGGCGGGGCTGAAGGTTTGAACGTGTAGGACTCGCGCTGGTTTGAGATGGCAAACATCATGCGGGCGACAAACCCGTCTTCGAGATCACCACTTCCCACCCCTTCGTAGAATCTCCCCGGGGTTGTCAGCGCCCACAAGCAAACGTGGGGATTGGATATCTTGCGCACCTCATCATCCGCCTTCTGCTTTCCCTTATACAATCCATCCGCCGAACTCCACAGGCGTTTGAGCGCCGGCTTGATCGTGGAAAGATGAGCGGCCCCCGAACCATTGGCATTCTTGAGCCCGGAAAGGAAGTCGCCCGCCTCATCAATGCCGAACAACTGCACCGGGTACGTCGTCAGGGCTACCTCGATGGCTGAGTCAGACGTGACGCTCCCTCCACCGATCATCTGCTCCGCCCCGCTCAGCTCGAAGAGTTTCGATATGGCTTTGAAGGGGTGATCCTTTCCGGCGGATGACGGAGCCACTCCCATTGCGAAGATATTGGTGCGCCCATTGGACTCATCCTTTACCTTGCCTCCGAACAAAGCCCCGGCCGCAACGATCGACGCCAGTACGGAAAGCTTCGGCTGGGGGCATCCCGCCGTCTCGTCAATCCAGCGATGAAGCTGCCCGACAAATCCGCGGGGGTGGAAGAGGGCTGACGACCAATCCCCCGCCTTGGCCGTCTGCTTCGACTCCTCGGTGCGAACAATGATCTGCGGCATGGATACTTCCGGCTCCGCCAATAGTGACGCCGCCAGGGACCGCCCGAACTCCATCGCCTTCTCATCATTGGTATAGCTCGACTCGTTCAGTAGGTATCCCCGCGGCTTTGCGCATGACTTCCCAGCCTCCCTCACCTTGCGCTCGAAATCCCGCACATCGCTCGCCTTTGCCCGGTCCCACGGCGGGTTGCATCGCGGGTTGTACTCACTCCACAACATGGACAGAGCGGTTCCGTCGTCAAGCGAGAACCCGTTCACCATGGCGCTCGCCGCTTTAAGCAGCGAGTCGTGGCCCGACTGCCCTTGGGTGGCGCCTTCGCATTGCGCCAGGTATAGTGATGCCCGCTCAATCGTCGGGGTGCTGGACGGGCGCACAGCCTGAGTCACTGGGGATTTATCCCACGGCATTGATGCTTTCTTGTCCTCCGGGCGCATGAAGGCGGGGAAGTCGGCTAGCTCCACTTGGTCCGGTCCGTAATTCTCGAGCCATTCATACGCCTTACCGTTGGGATGGATGGAAGGGGCGAGCATGACGTAGTACCCGTCACCGCGGATGTCGATGCCCGGCTTGAATCCGTTTTGATTGCGGGGCGGTGTGTCTGTCTTGAAGAAAAAGTGACCACCTCCCCGGGGTGACTTCTGCATCATGGTCTCGGGAAGTGATCCCATCTTCTCAAGGGACGCCCATCCATCTACCGCCTTGATTCCCGCCTCAACGTCCTCGTCGCTCACGTCAATATCCACGACGTAAACGCCTGAATTCTTTCCGCATGCCAGTGCGATGTTTGCATTCGGCCACCTCGTCCACCATGCCCGGATAGTCGCCTCATTGGTGGTGGCGTCCTTAACTCCGTGCGATGTTTGGGGAAGCTTGGTATTTGGTCGGCATGGGATAACTAGCCAGCCGCGGGCGGCGTAGGAAAGGGCGGCAGTCAGCATAGGTGAGTCTGTCATTTGGTGGTTATCCCTTTATTGAGAACGTACTGCACGATGTCATGGTATTTCTTATCGCGCCTTACGATGGTGATTTGTTTCGTAACATCCTTAATCCGTTGTCCTAAAAGCATATCCTGGAGGGCGCTATCCACGGTGACGGTCTTGGCCTCTTCCCATCCGAACCGCTCGCCCCACCATCGTCGCGCCTTCTTTTCCGCGAACCCGCCATGATCGAGGCAGATCCATTCCCGATAACTCGAAAGGCCGCAACGGTATTCGACGCGGATGGAGTCAAATGCGCCGGGCTTCGAGTGGCGGTGGCATGCCACATCCGAAACCTCCACATCCTCCGGCTGCATGCCAAGAATCGCGGCTTGACTGGCCTTCTCTTCGTGCATCTTCTTTTCGCGCTCCACCGCCTCGGCCCGCTCGATCTCTTCTTTCGGAATCTCCCATCCGCAATGCGGGCATACCCGTATGGCGCGGGAAAAGGTATCCCCACATCCACCGCACTCGATAATCTTGACTTCGCCGGCCTCGATGCAGTCAATGGGGCCGTGTTCATGGATGCAATGCGCGTAATCAAGAATCAGGCAATCGGTCTTGGAGTCGTGCAGGCGGAGCCCTCGACCCACCTGCTGATAATAGAGCCCGACAGATAGCGTAGGGCGCAACAATACGACGGCATCAACCCGCTTGGCGTTGAACCCCTCGCTGAATACATTGATCGAGCAAAGCGCCTTGTAGCGCCCGGTCTTGAACCCCTCCGATATACGATCGCGCTCATGGTGCGGGGTCTTAGCCGTCACATACGGGGCATCAACGCCATACTTGCGAAGCTCCACCGACACCCGCTTGCAATGGTCCATATCCACGCAGAAGAACAACACCGACTTCCGGCGCTCGCGGATAAGGGTTTCCATGACCGACTTAATGGTGCGACTCACAAGGTCGTCGGTATCAATCGCCGCGGCGAGGGATGATTCGATATAGTCCCCACCACTATTGCGCTTGACGTTGGTAAGGTCCGGCTGGACATCACCCATCTTGGACCGCAGCTTGCAAAGGAATCCCTGGGCGATAAGATCACCTACATTCGCCTCATAGCAAACTTCGTTTAAAATGTGGTCCTTGTGGCAGATGGGACCGCAACCCATGCGGTACGGGGTGGCCGTGAAACCAATCACGCGCAAATTCTTATTCGATATCCGGCACCCCTTGATGAACTCGCGGTATTTTCCCTCGCCCTTCGCTGGAATGCGGTGCGCCTCATCCACAATGATAATATCGAACGGCGCAAAGTTGCCCCACTTGTTATAGATGGAGTCGATTGAGGCATAAATTACGGAATGCTCCTCATCCTTGCGCCCCAGCCCCGCTGCATAGATTCCGATATCCCCCGCCGGCCATACATCCACAAGCTCATCATGATTCTGCTTAACCAATTCCTTGCGGTGCGCCAGGATGCAAACGCGCAATGGTTGATAGGCGGCCTTCCACTTCTGAATTGTCCACGCAATCACGATGGACTTGCCTGAACCCGTCGGCAATACCACGCAGGGGTTTGAGTCCTTTGTGGATATGTGAAGGTCCAGAGCCTCGAACGCCTCTTCCTGATAGGGGCGGGGGGTTATGAGTCCTCCGGCGAGTGGTGGTGGCGGGAAGAGTGACATTACTCTATGCCCTGCCAAACCGCCACATACCGGCTTTCCTTATACATCACCACCAGGTATTGATTCCGGTACTCAATCGCCTGGGTAGCGTCGGTATCCTCCTTATTCGTCGGCACCTCCCGGCTTAGTGGAGTTTTCAGCAACTCCGTCAAAAACGGCTCAAGCTCATCAGCATCAGCACTCCCTTCCCACAACAGGCGGGAATCCTTCGGGTCGTACCTATCAATGAGTGAAAGTGTAGGTATTTCAAACCCTACTACCGTCGCCCCCAGCACCTCTTTAACCTTCGTCGCCACGCCTACCAATGCCGCCGGGGTTTTCATCAGCTCCTCGGTTGTCCATTGGCCTTCACCTGCTCCATGCACCCATTGAGTCTTGTCGGATTTGTTCTCGAACTTGATCCAGTCGTCACCGGCGTCGATGGGGTCGGCAAAGGTGAGGAGTTGGGGGAGGATGAGGTGCATTCCACAAGGCTGCATCTTCCCCTTCTTGACACAGCCCCACTTCCTATCCCCATCCATCTCCGGCGTCGAATGGCAGCACGTCCGGCAGGTCTTGGCGGGAATCGGTAATGCCGTCTCTCCCGTCCCCCAGCACAACGGCGACGCGTCGCACATCTTGCAGCGGAAGTCGTCGGCGCGGTTGGTGCATCGCTCGGGCGGGGCATTGGATTTAATGATGCGCTCGGCCCGGGTCATGATAGCCTTGAACTCCTTGGAATTGAACTCAATCCGCTCGGAGTACAGTTCGTCGGTATCCTTATTGACGGCCAGATAAAGGGCGCGCTCCATCTTCCCCAATCCCATATACACCATCATCTGCGCATAGTGCATCGGATTGGACTTCTTGACTCCATCGCCCTGAAGCTTTCCGAAGGACTTGCTTGAATGCGTCTTGAACTCGCACAAATGCCACGTCTTAGGTGCTTCCGGAATCCCAAGTGCTACCGCGTCCATGTGTCCGGAGAAGTGGCCGGCCACCGCGCTCACCGCAATCTGCTCATCCTCGTCTCCATGCACTTCGCACCCGATCCCGCGCAACTCCTGGAAAAAGCGGGGCTCCTCACGGTGTCCGGTATTGAAGAGGCGGTAGATGCGCCCGGTAAAGGTCTTGGTTATGCAGTTTCGGAAGGTGAACCATAGGAACCGGTCGCAATCATGTCCAATGATAGACGCGCCTAGATAGCCGCGGGTGGGTTCGGCATCGCCTTTGGCTTTCCAATAGGCATAGATGCGTGAAACGGTTTCCGTCTCGTTCTTCTGGAATGCTGATAAGTCACCCATGATTACGCTCCCCGCCTTTCGGAATCGAAATGATTGATGCGAACATGGGCGCCACAGTTGATATCCGCCCAATCGTTACCAGGCGTTGCGACGGTGTGGGTCTGGAATCCGCGCTTATACATGCCTGCCAAATCAGATACCGCGTCGAGGTAGTTCATGTTCTCGTCCTGCGTAATCTTCCCTTGGTTATTGAGGTTGGCAATCTTCTGGCGCGCCGCGCTGGGGGTCGTGCAATCGAGCATCATGCACACCCTGGCCGACGACGCGGCGAGGTTACAGCCAAGCGAGATCGTTTTGAGGTATCCGCGCCACAGCATTTTTGAGTTTGATTCGTCGGTTCCGGTTTTCATATAGTGAAAAGCAATCCGCAGAATCATCCGCTGCGGTGCCGGTGG